GTGTTTATAATCAATGATAACACTTGCGTTCTCAAATACACTAGCAATACGTATATCGTCAGTAAGCACGTATGTTGGTATCTTAGACGCAACACAAGCATCATACACACGTTTTATCATAGGAACGCCATCTAACTGTATTAAAGGCTTTCCAGGCAGGCGTGTGCTTGCGTATCTAGCGGGTATAAGAATAGCTGACGATGTCACGTACCACCTCCTCAAAGTTTTCTAGTTTAAGCATATTAGGTCCGTCACTAGGTGCATTGTCTGGATCAGCGTGTACTTCTATAAAGAAGTCATTAATGCCCAAAGCAGAGGCAGCACGAGCAAGACCTGGCACATAATCACGATTACCGCCACTTGATTCCCCATTGCCTCCTGGCTTTTGGACAGCGTGGGTAACATCAAAAACACAAGGTACATCGTAATGCTCAAGCATATACTGGAGCCCAGTATAATCAACGACCAAAGTATTATAGCCAAAACTAGTACCTCTTTCTGTTATCCAAACTTCTTTTGCACCTTCTGTTTTGCTTAGTATGCCTTTGACGTCCCAGGGTGCAAGGAACTGTCCTTTTTTAATATTAACAATCTTATCTGTAGCACAGGCTGCTTGAATAAGATCTGTTTGTCTACATAAAAATGCAGGTATCTGATAAACGTCAACTGCATCTTTAAATTCTCTTTCGATACGTGCAACCTGTACATAGTCATGTACATCAGTTAGTGTCTTTACACCTAATTCTACTTTAAGTGCTAAGAAGTCCGTTAGTGTTGCTGCCATGCCCATACCACGTTTGCCTTGCATACTCGAACGGTTGGCTTTATCATAACTTGCTTTGAAGTAGTATTCAATACCAAGTCTATCGCATACACGTTTACATTCTTTAGCAATCTCTAAACTTTGTGGTAACGATTCGTGTTGACAGGGTCCTGCTATAATTCTCATTATTTCTCCTTTAAAAAATAGCTCTTGTATTGAATGCAATAGATATTCTTTGTTCTTTAGATTGATGCGGATCTACTTCGTGCATCATGTAAGATGGAAAGATTATAATATCACCTGTTTTAGGATGTATTGTTTTATTGTGTCCGCTGTACAAAGGCTCAAATTCGTGTGTGTAAGTTTCTATGGCGTAGTCTAAAAATTCTCTGTTTCTAATAAAAGTAAAGTTTCCATTATCTTTATCTTTATCTGAAGGTACATTTATATATACTGTTCCAGATAAAATTGAGTAAGGATGGCAATGTGGTTTATTATAATTATTTTTATTATTAATATTAACCCATGAATTTGATAATCCAATATTATCATTTTTCAAAAAATCTTTACATTTTTTTTCTATGGTATCTAACAATAAAGAAATTTCTTTAAATTGCTTTTTAATTATAGAATAATCTAAATCGTTACTTTGATATCCATTTTTATTACTACGACTACGTCCATTAAGATCATATTTTTCTATGTAGTGTTCAATTTCAGTTGTGAGGCGATCAATACTAATGTCGCCTTTTATATTATCTATGCCGTAAAAGTCAGCAAAAATAGAAATTGGTTTCACTTTTCTTCCTTCACTATCCAGTATGTAGTTATTAACTTGTCCATTAACTTTTTAAGTGTTTCATTTTCTTCGCACAAATTGCATAGGTCTTGCCAATCGCCGTACTGAAGTAATGTTCCTTGTTCTCGTGCAACAGCGCCGGGATCGCCTCCTATTATCCATCTAGGTATTTTATTATGCGGAGGATCTCTATAGCGAGCGTAAACCACACCATTTGCACGTTCATATATTAGTGCTTCATTTGGTTTTAGTTTTTCCAATTGCTGTTCCACTTGTGCGCCTTACAATATCATCATGATTAAACTCTGCCCAATACAGTTCAAATGCAACACCATCTTCAAGGCCTTCGAACTGGTGTATCTTGCCTGGCTTGACTTGTGTAAAGTCGCCCGCGTTAAGAATAGTTTCGTCAACTAATCCTTGATCATCTTGCCATACACGTACAAGCATTTGTCCTGACTCAACAAAGAAGCCGTTCCATTTAAACTGATGCTCGTGTTCTGAGCATTTGTAACCTTTATTAAATTCAATGCGATGGAACTCTAGTGCTCCGTTTGCATGAATTAACTCTGTGTTACCCCAAATTTTTCCTGCTTTAATTCCCATTTTATTCTCCTATAATATAATCTGCGTACACTTCTACTGCTTCTTCAAATGTAAGATAACCCCCGTTGAGACCTCCGCGGAGTGCTTCTGAGGCAGGAACAAAACACAATGTCCATCTACCTACATTAGTAGGATTATATGTTGAGTGCAGTTGTCCTACATTTAACAAACTTACTTTATTAGTATTAGCTTCCCATAGTAGTTCACAGTCTTCTTTTTTAGCTAATAAATTTGTATGTTGTCTTTTGGAAAAATCTTCGTCTGGTTGCAGTTCGTCGCCTAACATTTCTTTTGCAGATTCTAAATCTGTAATAGCTTGTGCATTCTCTGACTTCCACCAACGTACTGTTCCTTCCGGAGGTCCCCATGTAATATTAATTTTTGCACGATTATCGATTGTTAAATCGTCTGCATGTATAGGTAGTTCGCCACCCGGTGGAGTATAAAATACTTCAGTGTGTTTTGTAATTAATCCTAAACTAGCATTAAATGCCTCAATTTTTGGATCTCTATATGGATTAATATCCACATGTGCAACTGTGTCTGGAGTCGTATCGCATAAAGGATGTTTTGCGATCTCAAAAGGTAACTTCATATATCTATGAAATATATTTTTACTAGTTAGCTTTTTTCCTGTAGGTGACCAAGGAGTCATCATGTTTCCTTTCTATTTCATAATTTAATTGCTAACAATAAGAAGATAGCAATCAACACAATATTTGTAAAGAAAATACCTATTGCTAATATTGTATGATACCATATCCATCTAGTTTTATATGCATTTTCTATCGTAACTTGATTAGGATCAGTATCGTCGGCCATAACATCAACAACAACCGATTTTGATTGTTCATCGTTTTTGTTTCTTATTAGTTTATTCCACCATCCCATAATTAAGTCCCGTTAGAATAACTTTGCATAATCTATAACTTCACATTGCCTACTTATATCTTTGACAAAAAATGCGCACAACGGTTTTGGACCTTTTGTTATTGGCACACTTAGTAGTTGTCCATTTTTCATTTTAGGAAAGTACCATTTTACGTCTGTGTAAAAATTAGTAATTTTTATTGATCCAAACTCCATTTTGTATCCCGATAGTGGATTAAAAAGAAACGCTTCAAATCCTCTATCATTTATACTAGTCAATGGCAGTATTTCTACATCTGCGCCTGCTTGCGAATCGCCAATTGCTATATGCCAGTCAACTGGCATTGTTATTTCGTGACCATTTATTTCTAGTACCATAGCCGGTGAGCTAAACGATTCTAAAAAAATCAAAGGCACAAAGAAAAAATCTGGCTCTTTTGGATCTGAGTTATCTAAAACTGCAAATCTTACATCGTCGTCAATTTGTTCTGGTAAGTCTTCTAAACTGAAGGACCTATCTTCTAAAGTTAATATTCTCATTTAATTCCAATCCACTTTTTCAATAGTAAAGGGATACTCTGCTTCTTTGTAAAATTTCTTACGCTGAGTTAGATGTCGCTTCGCAAACTTACATGTTGATGTAAGATCCCATATTTGCACGAAGTCTTTGTCTTTTGCCTTTCTTACGCCTCTACCAATAGATTGGATAACACGAACAAAACTTTTACCCGGTTCGATCAGAACAAGATTAAAAATACGAGGAATGTTAAGACCCACGGCAGCAACGCCGTAGGTTGCGATAATAACCTCATTAGTTCCTTCACGAATTGTATCATATGTTTCTTTTCGATCTTTAACTTTAACTGCACCACTAACAAACGTGCTACCTGGTATAAGCTCTGCTAGTGCTTCGCCGGCACTAATCCTATCTACTAAGATTAGAGTATTGCCCGATTCTTTTACTGTGCTTAGTAGTTTGCCTATGTATCCAATCCTGGCCTCATTTGTAACAAGATATTTTAATTCTTCTTGATAATTTGTATGTGACACAGTATCCATTAGTTGTACTACGTTAACATGACACTTAGATAATACGCCTTTGTCTTGTAACTCTTTTGCTGAGATGTTACCGATCACAGGACCTAACGAAGCATGTATTGATTCAAACTCAAACTTCTCTTTAGGTACTGTACCAGTTAGTCCCCAACGTATGGGTGCATTACGTAGGTTGCGTGTAAGCAGGTTCTTGAGAACTTCTGCTTTGGCTTGGTGTACTTCGTCAACAATAATAGTGCTTACGCCTTCCAAGAACTCTGCAAGTGATAACACTGCTGATCCGTCCTTGTTCTTCTTGTCGAGTATATTCAAACTCTGCCAAGTGCAAATAGTGTGAGTCTTACCTAATTGTTTCCTGTCGCCGAAGTACACCCCTACATCGAGACCGCAGTTAATATAGTCCTCTTCTGTTTGTTCTACTAACGACTTGTTAGGAACAATCACAAGACTTCTACCATACGGCTCAGTTATGTGTGACAGCGTTGCTGTGGTAATTGTTTTACCTGCACCAGTAGCAATCTGTTGCAAGCTCTGTGGGTTGTTAAGAAAGTTGTTAATAGCTTCTACTTGATAGTCACGTAGAATAATATCTTCGCCTTGTGCTGGGTGACCTTCTGGCCATTGTACACCTTGGTCTTTCCAGTATGTTTCTGTAACTGGTGTGAAGTCTAATTGTATAGGATGTCTTCTATCTTCGATGTCAACAATTTGTACTTTGTTCTTAGCAAGTACTTCTTGTACAACATTAAGATGATTAACATAACCGGTGCCGCCGATGCCAAAGAAAGCAACTTTGCCATCCCAGCGTCCTAGTTTGTACTGCGGCATATAACGTGCATACGGCACTTCAAACTTTAGTGCATTTGCAAGTTTGCGTCGGACATCAACTTCTAATCCTTCTATCTTGATATTTACTTCATCTTCAATTATTAATTTACAACTAGCCATATATTTTTGAATACCTTCTAAACGGACTTATTTCGTTTTCGTGTACAATTTGTAAATCTATATAAAAATTTACATATGCTGTTATTTCACGCGAAAAACTACTAGTAAAGCTAAACATTGTTACAGGCTTCCAATTGTTTTTTAAAAGTACTTTTGGAAACGATTTAGTATTAATATACACGATTTTTGTAGATTCGTCAACCCAATTATTAAGTTCTTTATCTTTTACATATTGATTAAAATCATTTGTTCCTTCTAGTCTAAATAAAACTGATTGTTTTTCTTTAGGAATTAAATCTCTAAAATAGTTGTTTAGTTTATAAAGTTGCTCTAAAGCGGACGTTTCTTCAATTAGTACTAATAGTGGAAATCTATCTAATCTGTATACAGCATCTAAAATAAAATCTAAGTTAGTCTCGCGAGGATCATTATGATAAAACGGATTTTTTCTAAAAGCTACTTTTTCAACTAAGTTATTAGGTTGTGGACACTTTATACTATAACCGTGTCTAATGTGTCTATCTGCAATTTTTACAAAATTCTTTTTTGATATATCTTGTATTTCATTTAAGAGTGCAGTTTCAACACTTGTAGAACAATTTTCTAAACTATTGCCATTAAAGTGAGGAATGTAATTATATTTTTGTGATATTAATTCTGCAATTTCTTTATATCTTGATAGCAAGTCTTCTTCTATTTCAAATCCACTTTCTAAAAACTTACCTATTACAGTGTAAATATTTTTATCAGTTAATTCAAAAAAGTGTTCATGTGAGCCTTTTTGATGAAAATATCCTTCTATATAAGATATTTGATTAATGCTCATTATAAGAGATTTTTTAAAAGGAAATCGAACTTTGAACCATTGTACGTCTAACTGTGAATTTTTTAACGGTTTTTCTTTATCTTCATTAACAGTTCTAATATACTTACTACGATCAATCTGTCGCAAAGGTTGACGTAATTGATTAATTACAAATTCAAAATCGCAATCGAGATTTATAAATTGTTCTTTATATGTGAGTAATTTAGTTTTCATTAGATCATATTGGCGATCAGTTAATGATGTTCCTTTGAAAACTTGTCTAGCAATGCTGTGCATAATTGTTACATCACTAGAATCAACTTGTATTTTAGGTCCTAATTTAAGACCCGCAACAAGTTCCAAACAATCTTCAATAGTAGTTATATCAGTCATACTACAAGTATAACGTCTTATAAATTATTTGTCAAGTGTTTAAGTGGGGCACCTTGTGATATTTCTTCAATTGTGTATTCAGTATGTGCGTAGTCATTGAGCCATTGTTGCCTGTCTGGCATTAGGGGATTTTCTATATCGTAAAGAAAGTCTATGTCATTACCAACACTATAAGCAAGACTATGGGTACTAACAAAAGCTGGAACACCATTGATACAAGAGTGTGTCCCTGGATTTGAGCTATAACTGACAGTAGCCCACACATTATCAAACCCCATATCAAAATCGTCATAGGTGCCGTTAACATGTTGTGGTTCCTGTCTGTATACATTTTTAAGCCCACGTTCTATATGTTCTAGCCTACAGCGGGGATGCGGCCGAAACACAATCGGGCGTTCAGTATATTTACGTATTTCATCGTATGTATTTAAGAACCAATTACTCATACGTGGCATGTTTTGCCACTGTAAACTCTTATCGTGCTGTCCGCATACTAGAATAAAATCGCCGTTGGATCTCCAAGGCTTACAAACCAGTCCCAAGCTATCAGCCCTAGTCCTATCATTGTCTTTGTCACCAAAGTAAGCATCTCTGTTGATTCCATTTAATCCTACCTTCCATGTTGTTCCGCGTTCAATGCCACCTACTTCTAAAACAATAACTGGTCGATTTAGTTTGCGGTTTTGTTCCCACACTTGTTTATTGCGTGTCATACGTCCGTTCCATAGAACACTCCATATGACTGCAACATCATAATTACTATAATGATCCATTACTCTATATGGTTCGTTATATATTACAGTATGCCCTGCATCAGTTACACTTTTCGCAAACGCTTCAAATACAGGCTTAGAATTTAATGCTCCGTAGTCTGTATATAAACAAAAAATCATTTTACTGTTTGCCAGTAAGATTCTGTCCTATTATTCATTAGGTCTTTGCGTTTTGACTTACCGTCAAATTTCCGGGCGCCCTTCATATGATCTATCCACTTGCCTAGTTCACTGTTGATTAACGGGTGGCCACCGCCACCAGTTTTTGCAGTCTTGTTGTATATGTTTGCACTATAGTCGTGTGCTCTATCCTTAAAGGCTCCAAATTTGTTGTGTAATAGTTCTCCAAACACATAACTGTCGTGCCACTCCTCAAGTTTAAAAATACCATTGTCTGCATCTTCGTACATACGTTCAAATTCTTTAACAAAATTACACCCTACAGGATGATTCATATTAATACCATAGAATCCACATTCTGGCCATGTCTGCGACCCTTTGCCTCTACCAACATATGTTATCCAGTTATTATAAGGCAACAGTTCTTCAAACTGTTTAAGACTCCAAGGCGAATGTACAAATGTATCTGCATCCATCCATACTACCCATCTACCAGTACCGTAATTTTTTTCACAAGCATCGAACACAGCATAAGTTTTATTTGCAAAACGAATAGCATGCCATTTAAATTCTTTGTTCCAATCTCTTGGTCTACGTGCTTTAATATCGTCTGGCGGTATGCCGTTTGCTTTCGGATCGTCCTTCCAACGCTCTTTAAATGCATTTAACTTAGGTAATTCTACTTTTGCATCTAGTATAGTAATTTGATTAGGATCAGGATTTACAGGATCACAGTCCTCTGCATATACAACTAGTTTTACTGCTTTGGCAACATTTTGTGCAAAGCTATCAATAAACCGCTGTCCATATACTTCCATACCTTCTGGATGAAATGTTGTTACTACTATTATTTGATTGCCCATTTTCTTAGGTGTCTCCATGCTGTTCCGTCCTTTAATTCGTCTAATGTCCAATGCATCATTGCCATTTTTCTAATCCATGTTTCTCTGTCAAATTCTTCTGGGGTTTCTATATTTTCTATTAATTTATTTGCTACATCACTTGCTTGACTTCTGTCAGGATCCAATACAAAAACAGGAACACCTTCTATTGCAGCTACTACTCCCGGACTGCTATTATAACTTATAACAGCATGAGCGTGTTTTAAATCTAATAATAGATTGTCACTATTGCTCGGCGCTACTGATTTTAATCTATATCTAACTAATGATCTAATGTGTTGAATTCTACTTTTATCTCCTGGGTGAAATCTTACAATAATGGGTCTATCAGAAAACTTACGTATTTGTTGAATTGTTTTAACTAACCACGGCATTAACTGTTGCCCATCCATGCTCCATCCACCGTCTCTTTGACAGCATATTAAAATATATTTGCCAGTTTTTTGTACTGGCCTTAAATGTATTCCTAAATCCTTTTTTAATTTATCCCATCTTAGAGGATCTGCATTTTGATTACAATATTCTCCCGTATTAGGAAATACACCGTCAAAGCTATACCGTAAATATTTTCTTGAATTTTTAGGATCGTAAGACAAAAATAAATTACTATCAACAATAATACTACGTTTGCCTTCGACTTGTTGTTTTTCAAAAACCCTTTTCCTTAAATCAAGATGTGGCATTCTTTTGCTACCGGGATGTACAAATCCTTGTACTACAGCTACATCGCAATCTACAGGAGTATAGTCACATACAATTTCACCTCTATCGCCAGCTGCCCATACTCCTTCGATAAAATTTACAATAATTTGAGGCTTTTCTGGATTTGTATTTCCAGGAGGTATACCCATTAAATAAGACGCAACTTTCATAATCTTTTCCCTTGCAAAATTTTCCAAGCTGTGCCGTCTTCCATTTCGCTCTGTGTAAACTGTGAATAAGACAAGTGTTTTAAAAATGCATACATTTCGTCTTTAGATGGTATACGAGGATTGTCAACATTTTTAAGATCTGTTTCACATATTAGTTGTGCAGCATTTGGTCCTAGTGTAATGGCCGGCTTACCCTCCATTAATGCTTCGGTGGCTGCGATACTGTTGTAAGTAATCAAACAATGAACATCGTCTTGTAAAGCATCTTGAATTGTCTTTGTAGTAATACGCTCTCTTCTAATAGGTTTCATTCTAATTTCAATAGGACGGTCAGTTAGCTCTTTTAGTTCTTTGACTAAATTTTGAGTCCATATATCTGCTGTAGGTTGGTTAAACATATTCATTACTTTATTGCTCGGAGGACATATTAATATTTTTTTACCAGGAGTAAATGGCTTATAGATATCTTTCCATTCGCCTAGTTGAATGTTTAACCTATTGTCACTTCTTGGTATTATATCTTCCATATTTTGAAGAGCGTTGTAAGTAATACGATGCCATATTTTATGTTTTGCATTTCCAAAATATCCTGTATCTACAGCATAAAAAGACCTACCAGTTGCCCAACATTTTTTGATAGCTTTTTGACTGCCGCCACCTAATCCTCTAATTACTAAAGTACTGTCTGTATTTTCTTCAGCATCCCATGTTGATTCCTCGCCACTTATGCCTTTTATAAAACTTCGCAAATAAGGATCATAATCGTGGCCCTTTTTTTCAAAATTTGCGCCACTAGTATCTATTGCTGCTACCTTACCCATTCATCATTTCCTGTAGTTCATGTTTCCATAATTCGTTAAATTCGCAGTCCCTATAGTTCTCAAACCACGGACCGCCCTCTGTGTAGTGTATTAGTTTAGGTGTTTCGATATCATCATACACACCTACTAAGTAGTTCCATGTATGGTCTAGTTCGCCAATTTCGCTATCATCTAACCAACTAAATCTATGAAGGTATGCTCCATTAATTTCTAAACTATTTACAAGATCTTGATCTAGCATTTTATTACTAGGATGCGCACAATTAAACAGCACAACACTTGACCAGTTCTTACGTGGATAGATTGTTTGCTTTTGTCCATCCATCTTCATGCCTTCTTTGGGTGTGTAATCATGTTGCACACACATAACAGCATACTTGTCGTCTGCTTGATCAAACAGTTCTTTAATGTCTGTAGTAAGGATCATATCGCAATCCATAAACACTGCCCAACCTTTAAAGTTAGCAAGCTCTGGTACAAGGAAGCGTGTAAATGTAAATTCAGTTGATGCTAGTTTGTCTTCTGGACGTTTGTACCACCCTGCTTGTCGTAGTTCTTTTTGTATTAGCGGGCGCACATTTGCATCGGGTTGGTGTTTTAGTATACTGTGCTTACACACTTGGTAAGCCATATCTTCTCTTGGGTCATATCCTACAAATACTTTCATTATTCTCTTCTTTCAATGTCTTCTTCTATGCACTCACTGCCCCATTGTATCTCAAGGATGTGTGCGTTTTCTGTTTCAGGATTGCTTGGCTTATGCCAAACTTCTTTACCAATTTCATATGGCATTCCGTGTGGTTTTAAATTTACTGTGTCTACAACACCATTCCATTCTGTTGTCATAGCAACTACACCTTCTAAAACTATCCATTGTTCAGAACGTTTAAAATGTTTTTGATCACTTAAAGACTTGCCTGGATAAATTACAAGTTCTTTAACTTTATAACCTTGTTCAGGTTTATGATCTAGTACACGCCAATAACCCCAGTCACGTTCTGTTTTTTGTGTTTTCCACTCGTCTAATATCCAACTACTACTATTAGCTTTATTCTTGCCGCCAACACCAAACGCAAAATCTACATAAGGCATACTACCATATGTTTTATATTCTGGTGTTGTAGTATTAGTCCTATCGCCACCGTTAGCAAATATTACTTTACTGCCTGATCCGTGTGTACTTAGTGTTTGAAAAATTGCTTGGCATGCGCTATCATCGCTGTCGTCAAAACCAATAACTTCGTCTACTACTTTTAACTCTTTTACAATTGCTGCACGTTCTTCAAAAGGCATAAACGGTCTACCTTTTTTACGTGTTAGCCATTCATCTGAATTCAACGCTACTACTAGCTTTGAACCTAATTTTTTTGCTTCTTTAAAATAGGCTATGTGCCCTGAGTGTAAGGGATCAAAGCCGCCACTAACTAATACAACATTGCTCATACTGATATTTATGTACGCAGTTAACATATAAATACTTTTATGAGCTACATTATAAATTCACCAAGTAAAGTTTTGTTTATACATATTCCAAAAACAGCAGGTAATGCTATTATGACGCTTGCTAATGAGTTATACGGTACAACTATAATAAAGAATAATAGAACAAAAAATACAAATTTTCATAGTACTTTACAAGATGCCGAAAGTTATGTCCAAAACACAGACAATTTTTATTCATTTACTGTTGTTAGAAATCCTTGGTCAAGAATATCGAGTTGGTATTTTTTTAGGAAAAGTATTCTTGCTAAGGCTCTAAAAAATCCTATTAAACAGGCAAAAAAAGTAGCACGTACTCATAGTGAAATACAACAAGAATATTCTCTAATGGAAACTAATTTTGATGATTGGCTATATAATTATCTAGATCAACCTTGGGATTACACATGGTTTAGTTTGGCAATTAATCAATCGCATTGGTTGCAAAGTAATAAATTACAGATAGATAAGATTATTAAATATGAAGAACTAGCTGACGGATTTCAAAGTATTCCTATTTTTACTGGTCAGAAACTAAATGTAACAAATAGAAGTAAAAGCTCAACTATACCATACCAAAATCTATATTCAGACAAAAGCAAAAAGTTTGTAGAGAAAAGATATCAAGAAGATATAGATAACTTTAAATATACCTTTTAAGCAGGAATATACACTCGCTCTTCCTCGTAAGTTACTTTAAGTTTATAGTTACAAGACTGCATTAGTTGTTCAATGTCATCTAATGTATAATTGAAACGTGTTGAACATTTTTCAAAAAATTCTATACAGACAGTAGGTCTACATTTTTTAATTGTTTTAATTGCACCTTGTAATGCAAATAATTCGTAACCTTCTATATCTAAATGTATAAGATCACATACTTCTAAATTTAAATCGTCAATTAAAAGTGTAGGTATAACGCCAGAGCCGTTAACAAAATTTTTACCTCGATTCTTTGCTTTAATTTTTAATGCAACTAAGTCTCGACTGTTACCTAAACATGACTGGTATTTAAATACATTAGGCGAAGTTACATTTAAATTTAAACAATAAAAGTTTACAGGCTCAGGTTCGAAAGTATATACTGTATCAAAAAGCTCTGCGTATTGTTTTACATAATAGCCCATATTGCCGCCTGCTTGAACACATACACGTTTTTGATTTGCATGTTTAGATATAAGTTGCGGCAAGTCTGGATGAGATTGCATATATGACCAACAGTTTGTGTCACTAATAGGCCAAATCCACCCTTTCCTATTTTCTGTTAATTCTTTCATATCTGCTTACTCCAATAACTCAGGATTTCCTGTTAAACTAGTTGTTTTTATATTTGTGCCTTCTGAATAAAAAGGATGTAGTCTTGCTACTGTAGGAATAGTAGTCCAAGTATCTAATACTTCGTCACCTATTTGCTGATCAGCAGGCCTGTGTCCTTTTTTGTTTTCGTTTTTATGAATAAAATCAAGTAATTTTTTTGCACCCGAAGGTTGTAAAATATACGAATATGCTCCCTTGAAATAATTTCCAGTTCCGATTTTATGGATTGCTTTTGGAGACTTGTTTATATATTTTTCAATTTTAAAATCTAATGTTGATTCTTTTTCTATAATTTGATTATATTCACTACTAAAGGGATCGTTTCTGTCTAACTTTAAAACATCTGTAAATTGATTACAAATGTTTGTAGGTATGTCTCTAATTATATAACCGTCGTGTTCTAGTATAAGGTAAGGTTCTTGTTGTAGCCAACAATTTTGCCATAGATAGTAATGACTAAAGAAGCATCCTAAAACACCTATTCGACCTTTTTTAAGATTTTTTTTAGGTCTCGGAACATCAGTAAGATCGTAATGTTTGTCTACGTCTAAGCCGTTGATGCCTTCAAAATATTCTGCCGCAATGCCAAACTTTGCAGCCTGTTGCTTACATTGCTCAGCCATGTTACATGAATGCTCGTTAGTTGATAGTCTTATGATCCATGTTTTAAACTGATGCATCTTCCATGCCCGCTACTCTGAGCTTAACTACGTTTGTAATTTGCCATTGCTTTTGATCAAGAGCTTTGAGTACACCTAGCCACTTGTTACGCATTAGTGCAAACTCGTTGATAATCTTTTCATAGTCAACAACGTCTGCCTCACCGTCTACGTATTTTTCAACGTCCCGGCTTGACAGAGCTCGTTGATAGTTTTCGAGATATTTTTTAAAAAATGAGCTACGCAATCTACGTAGCTCAATATTTAAATAGTTGAGTATAGCCTCAATCTCTTGTAGTTGATTAAAACGATGTTCAACAATACCTGGCATTGCCGCCGCACTTTTTTCAACATTTCCTACAAGTTTACATTCCGCACGAGCTTGTACTAACTCTGTTTCAAAATATTGTATTGCACCAGGTATTTTGCCTACATCACGAGATATCTCGCTATACCAACCCATTACTCATCCCATTCTTCGTTGTTGTCGAAATCGTCATCGTCGTCATCAAGATAGTAACTAATTGCTTCGTCGAGATATTGATCATGGCCTGCACTTTCTTTAAGTGTTTCATCTGAAACACCATAGTCTGCAAGTAAATCAACAAATTTTTCTGCAATTACTTCAATCTGTTTTTTGTCTAGATATTCTTTGAATAGTGTCCAAATATCACATATTTGAGATGTATCCATTTATGTTTATTCCTCAAGTAATTCTAGGTCAGTTGCTTCTTCCTCAACTTCCGCGGTATTTACCACTTGTGACTCTTTTACTAAGAAATCTGACATAACCTTATCAAGATTTTCACCAATCCACTTTTTACGATAGTCAAGAATTTCTTCACCTTCAAGTGTAGTGTACGCAAGTCTATTACCTTGCTTCTTGATAATGTCTTTTGCTTCAAATAATTCAAGCAAACCACTATACGGATTCATACCTGTTGAGTATGGAATCTTTACTTGTACACCTTCAAACGGTTTTGCGTAACGTGTCTTCATAACCTTACAGCCAGCACGGATACCCATAACTTGACTGATCTTGTTACCATCTTCGTCTTCTTTCAGCTTCATCTTTTTCATTGCAACAACAATACTTGATGCATAGATAAAGCCACTACCGCCACTAATCTTATCATCTGGATCAAACATATCCTGTGATGCATACGTATGATTAGTACATACTAAGCCTACGTTAAGCGAACCAATCATGTTAACTGTGTTACGAACAAGTGATGTTAACTGCTTGGGTTTACGACCCATATCACCTTTCATGTCACCTTTGTTAAACTGATCAATATCAGTAGGTGTTAGCAACATACCTAAACTATCAACTACAAACAATACTTTAGGACGATCTTCTTCATCCATTGTTTTGTAGTCTGTAATAAATGTTGACAGTGTTTTAGCAACATCGTCAATCATTGACATATTCAATTTAAGTAGTTTTTCTTCTGATGTGTCTACATCTAGTGCATGTAGCCAACTTTCATCAAGGGCATTCTCTGAGTCAATTAGAACTACAAAGATACCTTGATCTTGTGCTGCCTTTACAATGTTACCTGAACAGATATATGATTTACCTGCGCCAGATTCACCTGCAAACACAGTTACCTTACCAAGCGGAACACCCTTGTGAAAGTCACCACTAATAAGATAGTTTAGCGCATAGTTACCTGTGCTGATCCAGTCTTTAGGATCGTTGAATCCACTACTCATGCCTGAAATGGATTTTGTTAAGTCCTTACGAAACTTAGTTGGGTCGAATGATTTGTTCGCCATATTAATCTCCTAATCTAAAAAGCGTATAATAATAAAAGGGTTGCTATTGAATAATGCAACCCTTTTAAGTTGCTATTAAGCCTGACGTGAACGGATCATTGCAAGAATGTCCTGTGCGCCACCGCCTTCTGCCGGAGCTGCTTCAGCTGTTGGTTCTGGAGCAGGTGCTGGCTCTGCTGCTGGAGCAGGTGCTGGCGCTGGAGTTGGTGCTGTTTGGCTTGTTGCTGTACCATTAGATGATGCCACATTAGGATCACCAGTACGTGCTTGCA